TCCCTAAAATATTCGATACTACTAAGTTATCATTTTCATCATTAATTTCTAGTATTTTTTTATAATCATTGGAATTGATTGAAAATAAATTAAAATTATTTTTAAGATTTAATGAGCCATCAATAATTGTTTTATTTTTAGCATATAAATCATTTTCTATAGTTAATTCATTAATTACAGCATCAGTCATTACATTTAATCTATTTTGTATAGTTAAATCATTATCAATTGTTGCATTTCTATTAACATTTAAATTTATGTTTGAAATCCAAGAATCATTAACATGACTATATGTAAATAATTTATTACCAGATATTTCAATACCAGCACCGTCTGTATCTGCACTCGTTGAAGCGTTACTGGCTAACAATATTGTATGGTCACTAATATCTAGAATAGATGAATTAATAACTGTTCTATTTCCTTCAACAACTAAATTTCCTTTAATTCTTAATTCACCAGCATTATCATTATGTTTAGAAGGGTCGATAATAAATACTTGCGGACCATACAAAATACCATTCATTTTTAAATCTCTATTTAATGATATATCATTTTGGATAATAATATTTGAATTGAAAGATGCATCATTATGGACAAATAATTCACCATTAGTTTGTCTATTAAATGTTCTAGTATCACCTTTAATAACTAAATCATTTTCCATAGTTACTAATGTGGAATCAAATATAGAATCACCTGTAACATTTAATTTATTTAATACTTTTAACCCACTTACATCAATTTGATTGTTTACACTTAAATCATGTTCTATCAGTACATCATTTACTATTTGTAAATTACTATTAAAAGATACATCATCAATAACATCTAATCTATTAAATATCTTTAAACCACTCACATCTACTTGATTATTTACACTTAAATCATTTTTAATAAATAAATTATTACTAACTTCTATATAGCTAACATCAAGTCTATTAAATACTTTTAATCCACTAATATCAGCATTTTGATTAACATATAAATTATTATTAATAGATAAATCATTAAATATTGTTTGATTATTATTAACTAATAAATTATATGTAATTAGCTGAGAATCAATATCTTTAAATTTAAAATTGTTATTACTTACAATTTTTTTATCATTATTTAAAAAAAGTATGTTGCTTACATCTAAGTAATTTAATTTCAAATCATTTTTAACAATTAGGTTAGATAAATCAACGTTATTAAATGAAGAATCTTTATGAGATGTCAATATATTATCTAAACTAATATCGATATTTTCCAAAGTTTCTATTAAATTAATATTATGTTCATATAAAAATATTTTATCAATATTATATTGGTAATTATATTTAAATTCTTCTAATGCATCTAAACGACTAGTGTCAGCATTATAAACTGATATATTTACATATCCAAAATTTCCAAATACATCAATATCAATTAACCCACTATAAAAATCAGTAATATTTGTATTACCTCTATATTCAGGTGGAAAAGTAGAGTCAAATGTTAATTTTCTAGAATAGTCTGGCTGACCTTTATATATAAAATTATATGAAACATCATTTTCTACTTCAAAACCAATATATTGTGTTAAATTATTATAAACTAAAGTACTACCATCAATTATAAGACCAGTATTTATAGTATATCTGCCTTTTTTTAATAAAAATTTGTATTTGTTTAATAATTGATTTGTATCACTATATTCTATATTGCGACCATTACTATTTTTTTTAAACCCCAAATTCATTTCTACATCTTGTGATAATGTTATATACTCAATATTATCAAATTTTTTATTTTTAAGATATATATTATTTGCAATAATTAAATTGTTATTAATATTAATATCTTCAAGTATATCAAGATTTTTTGTACTTAAATGATTATTTATTATTAAATTATTAGCTTCTGTGTCTTTAAATTTAGCATTATTTGAAATATCCAAACCAATAATTGTATTATTAATAGTTGCATTATTAATAACAGTATTACTTACGCCAATATTATCAGTTATATCGCTACTACCATTAATAAAAATTTGTCCTTCTAAATTAATTGTTCCTTTAATATTTGTTGCTGATTTATTTGTTAATGTTAATTCTCCATCTAATTGAATATTATTAAATCTAGCATTTGTAGAATTAATATATGATGTAATAATATTATTAGAGTTAGTTATATTATTTGAATTGATTTCACTCAAACCTACAATACTATTAAAATTTACAGAAGAATCAAAAATAATTTTTTTTTCATTTATTGTTTTAAATTTTATGTCAGACGTTTTACTTTCTATTAAAAGGTAATTTTCTTTTGTAAATGAATAATCAGGTATATTTAGTGAACTGTTATCATGTAAGATATATGTAGTATTAAATTTCCAAGGATATTTATATGAATTAAATTCATTATATTCTAAATTATTAGTTTCATCAGTTATAATACTATCTGAAACTTTATTATATCTAATAATATTTGATTGAATAGAATCTCCAGACATATATAATATTTAATTACAAATTAAATATAATATTTAATTTAATTATATTAAATTAAACCTAATTTTTACATGCTTTAGAATTATTAGTTATTCCATCCCAAGAAAGTCCTTTACTTTTTGCCCATTTATATTTTTCACAAAGTAAATCTTCTTTTAATCCACTTCCTGCTCGTGTTTCCCAATCAATATTATAATATTCATTACATGTATTATCATCTTCATTAGAGCAAATGTTTACATTATTATGTTTCATTCTATTAACACAACTTAATTTTTGCACTCCATCTACTTGTTTATAATCAACGTCCCAATAATCAGGACACATATTTTTAATAGGAGGAAATTCTGCATTTGCTAACGAGTTTCTAATAATATATCCTAAAATTATTAAAGATATAATTAATATAACAGTTGCAACAAAAAGGCAAGTTTTTTGGAATGATTCCATATGTATTATTATTATATAACAATAATTTTATTTAGTAAAAAATAAAATTACTAAATATAATTTTATTTTATTATTATAAATAATAAAATATGAATAATGGTAGAATAATTTTTGATGAAAATAATAATAATAACAATTTTATGAAAGATAAAATTCCTGTAATTTCAAATACTAATTATACGAATACCTTAACAAGTAGTATTGAAAAAAATATTTTATCAGATAGTTTTTTTTCTCAAAAAAATATCAATAATATTCAAAGAAATTTAAAAAATGGTGTTTATTTAAAATCTAATAAAAAATATTTAATAGATAATCAATGTGATGAAAAGATAGTAAATATAATGAGAATATATTATTTAGAATATGGAAAAAATTTAGATACAAATATAGATGAACAAGTTGATGAACTAAATAATTTAGTTCTAAACTATTTAGTAAATCATGTTTATAATGAAGTAGTTGCATATTTTAAATATAAACGTGATATTACAAATATGCATATTCCAATTGAAAAACCACAATATAGCGATAAAACTAACAAAACATTAGAATATAAATCATGGTTTTAATTTATTTTATATAATTATTTATTAAATATAAAATAAATTTTTAATCAATTTCTTCCATATTAGAATGCTCTTGGTTATCTTTAATTTCTTCCACCGGAGGTATAATATAATCTTTTTCATCATCATCATCATCTTCATCTATAGAAAGACCTAATTTTATCATTTTATTAATACGCGAAACAAATGATGATGGTTCTTCAATTGTAAAACCAGAATTTATTAGTGATGATTCAAATAATAGAATAATCAAATCTTTAACAGTTTTATCTTCATTATCTTTATTATATTTTTCTTTAAGAGCTTTAATAATAGGATTAGATGGATTAATTTCCATAATTTTACGAGACATCATATATGATGACATGTTTGAATCACGAAGGGCTTGTGCTTTCATAATTCTTTCCATATTAGCAGTCCATCCATACTCTCCAGTAACTAATACACATGGAGAATCAACTACTCTTTCACTAAGAACAACTTTTTCAATTTTATCATTAAGAACAGATTTAATATTTTTAGTAAGTGGTTCATATTCTTTTGTTAATTCTTCCCAGCTTTTATTATCATCTTCATTATCTTCAAATTTAATACCTTCTTTTGTCAAACAAACAAATGATTTTCCATTATAATCTTTAATTTTTTGCATACAATATTCATCAATTGGGTCAACCATAAAAAGAACTTCATAATTTAGTTTTTTACATTGTTCAATAAATGGAGAATCTTGTAATGATTTAATACTTTCTCCTGTAATATAATAAATATTTTTTTGTTTTTCTTTCATATTTTCTACATATTCTTTTAATGTAATCATATTTTTATCTGATTTACTTGTATTAAACATTAGTAAATCTAATAATTTATCATTATTAGAAGTTTCTTCATGAATTCCTAATTTTATATTTTTACTAAATTGTTCATAAAATTGTTTATAATCTTCTTTATTTTCTTTTATCTCTCCAAATAATTCAATACATTTTTTGATAATATTTTTTTTAATAACTTTTAAAATTTTATTTTGTTGTAATATTTCACGAGAAATATTTAATGGTAAATCTTCAGAATCAACTATACCTTTTACAAAAGATAGCCATTCAGGAATTAAATCTTCACATGTATCTGTTATAAAAACACGTCTTACATAAAGTTTAATATTTCCACTTTTTGAAGATTTTTGCTGAAATAAATCAAATGGTGCACGTTTTGGAACATATAAAAGACTTGTAAATTCTAGCTGACCTTCAACAGAAAAATGTTTTACAGCTAAATGTTCTTCCCAATCATTTGAAAGAGATTTATAAAATGAACTATAATCTTCACTGGTTACATCTTCTGGTTTACGTGTCCAAATTGGTTTTTGTTTATTTAGTAATTCAAATTCATGATGTACTTCTGTTACTGTTTTTTTCGGCTTTATTTCTTTTTCTTTTTCATCTTCTTCAACATCTTCAATTTTGGGTTCATCATTATCTTCTTTTACATCATCACATTTTTCACAAGTATCTTCTTCATCTTCTTCTACCTCTTTTGTCGTAGTTTTTTCTACATAAAGATTAATTGGATAGTTAATAAATTCAGAATGTTTTTTAACAAGTTCTTTTAGACGGCTTTCTTGTAAATATTCAAGTTGATCTTCTTTTAAATAACATGTAATTTTTGTACCACGTCCAAGAGATTCACCTGTTTCATCTTTTTTAATAGTAAAAGAACCACCTGCACTAGATTCCCAAATATGTTGGTCATCATCATTATGTTTTGAAGTTACAATTACTTTATCTGCTGCTAAATATGCCGAATAAAATCCAACACCAAACTGACCAATCATATTTACGTCACTGCCCGCCTGCATTGCTTCCATAAAACCTTTTGTACCCGACTGAGCGATAGTACCAAGATTTGTAATCATATCATTTTTAGTCATACCAATACCCGAATCTACAATATTTAGAGTATTATTTGTTTTATCTGGAATAATACGAATATATAATTCATTGTTGGTATTTAATACAGATTTATCTGTAAGAGACCGATGACGAATTTTATCTAATGCATCTGAAGAATTTGAAATTAATTCGCGTAAAAAAATTTCTTTATTTGAATAAAATGTGTTAATAATTAAAGACATAAGTTGATTAATTTCAGCTTGAAATGCATATGTTTCAATTGATTCTTGACTACTCATTAATACTTAAATAAAAAGAATAGTTTTAAATTATTTTAAAAAATAATTAAAATATATAATATTTATATTATGTGTTTTTCAGCAGAATCATCATTGACTGCATATATTTTAGGTTCAATTGCTTCTTTATATTTATTAATTAATGGAGATAAATATGATAAACATATTGGTTTATTTTCATTAACTTTTGTTCAAATGCAATTAGCAGAATTTTTTATGTGGATTGATCAATATTGTAATAAAAATATAAATCATTATGCAACTATTTTTGTAAAATATATTTTAATTTTACAACCATTAAGTATTATACTTGGTGCTATTTTATTTAAGACTACAAACTTACCTAACTATTTATTATACTTATTTTTATTAATTTTTATTATTTATTTAATAGATTATAGTATAAGAATTGCTAATAATAAAAGAAAATTATGTTCAAAATCAATAAACCGCTTTGGCCATTTAGAATGGGATTTTATAAAATATAAATATAGTAAATTATTTTTCACGATATATTTAATTTTTATGTTTTTAATTTGGCCATTTGTAAAAAATATAAAAGGAATATTTGTATTTATATTTGGTATAGTTTCCTTGATATTAAATAAATTTAATTTTGCTCAATGGGAATCCAGATGGTGTTTTATTGCTGTTTTATTACCATTTTTAATTATAATTTATAATAATATTAACAAAATAAAAAAATTTATTTACTAAAATTATTAATAAAGAAATATTTTTATGATTTATATTTTTTAACTTACTATTTTTTAGATTTTTTTACTACATTTTTTGATTGATTTATATTATCTAATTCTATAAATTCATTATATGCTATTTTTAAATTATTTAAATCATTTAACCACATTTTTTGAATGCTAATAATTTTAATATTTTCTAATTCTTTAGTTTTATCCTGATATTCTCTCATTATTTTTTCAACATTCTCTTTAGACACACTATCCATAGGTAATTTAGTTAAATAATTATAATTATTGTCATTAACATGTTTATCAAAATTTAAATCTTCCATTATTTTAATTATTTCTGTATTACTTTTTTTACGTAAATCTATTTTGTCATCTAAGTTATATTGAATAAATTTAGCTTTATTACTTAATAATATAATTTCTTTGTTTAATTTATCAATTAAATAATCTTTTCTCTTTTTATAAAATTCTAATCTAATTTTATAGTAATCATCAATAATACTATATACATTTTCAT